CAGGTTCACCATTTCTCCAAGCACCTTCAACTATTTTATTGAATACTTCTTTTGCATTTAAATGCCCGGTAACAGTATTGTCTTTAGGATTTATTAAAGAGTAATCCATGTCGTGTTTTACCGCTTCCATAAAGTTAGAGTCCACACCCACAGAAATATTAAAGTTATGAATATCACCTTCAACCTTCTTACATTCTATGAATTCTAAAATATCTGGGTGATAGATAGACATAACGGCCATATTAGCACCATCTCTTTTACCGCCTTGAGTAATCATAGAAGACACCCTTGAAAGTGTTTTTAATACTTCTATAGGTCCACAAGCAATTCCATGAGTAGATTTTATAGAGGTGCCTTTAGGTCTTAATTTGGATAAAGCAAACCCTGTTCCTCCACCAAATTTTTGGACCATAGCAGCGTCTGTGGCTGCTTTCATAATTCCTTCCATTGAATCTTCTAATGGTAAAACAAAACAAGCGGACAAAGTTCCTTGTTCAGTACCAGCATTCATTAATGTAGGAGAGTTAGGAATAAATTCTAGGTTAGACATAATAGAATAAAAATCTTTTTCTGTTAATTTGGT